GACGACGTAATAGTGGCCGTATTTCGTCGGGCTGAACGTGCAATCGACTTGCATGGAAGCGCCGGTCGCAATCTTCGAGCCGGGATTCGGATACCACGCCTTCCACGCAGCCTGGGCATGGAACGTAAAACGGTTCGTGATGCCGCCAAGATAGCCGCCGAGATACACGTATCCGGTGCCGATGTTCGCGCCGACTCCGACCTCGCCGTTCGCGTCTTGCGCTTCGAGCCAGCACTCCGAACCGTTCGCGCTATCGCCGGACAGAGTGAGGAAAGCGCTGCTTTTCTTGCTCTCGTCCGCCTCGTCGTAATCCGTGTTCGCCACGGCATGCACTCTGGATGTGACGCCGCCGCTGCCGGTACCGCCTTTCTTGCGCGGCTTCGATCTGAGAGACATGAACGCGGCAGGGTCGTTCTTGCTCACGTGTCCGCTCCACAAGTCCAGTTCGCCCATCGCGCCGACCTGATTCGACTGGATGACAGAAGCGATGGCCGGATGCGAAAAGTAGGCGGTGGACCCGTTGTAAGCGGGGAATTCGATGCCATCACCGGTGAAAGTCTCAGATCCGCCGATGATGTAGGTCTGATAATCCGGGCTGATGCGCACCCTGTGCCCGCTCGTGCGGGTTTGGAACGTGCCAGTCAGCAGATTCGACTTGCCTTCGCCGTCAAGATAGACGGTGCGATTGTGGTTGCTGTCCCACATTTGCAATGCGGTGCCGTTGAGCTTCATGCCGGTGTTCTCGGCCTCGGAGCTCTGGAATATCGCGCCGGTGAAGACATAGCCTTTGAACTGGCCCGCCGCCACCTTGTCAGACGTGATAGTGCCAGCCGCGATCTTGACAGCCGTCACGCTGTTTGCCGCCAGCTTGTCGGCGGTGATCGCTCCGGACACTATCTTCTCGGCGTTGACCGCATTGGCGGCAATCTTGTCCGCGTTAACGCTGTTGGCGGCAATCTTGTCCGTCGTGATGGCGCCAGCCACGATGTCGGACGCATTGATCTTGTGCGCGTTGAGCAACGCGACCGTCATATCCTCCGTGACCTTGAGCTTCGCTGTCGTGACCGAGTTGGCGGCGAGCTTGTCGGTGGTGATGGCGAGCGAGACGATGTTGCGCGCCTGCACGCTGTCAGCGGCGAGTTTCGCGGCGGTCACCGCGTCGGCGACCAGCTTTTCGGTCGTGACCGAATTGGCGGCGAGCTTGTCGGTGGTGATGGCATTGGCCTTGACCTTCTCGGCGGTCACTGAGTCGGCGGCGAGATGCTTCGCGGCCACCGTGCCAGCAGCGAGGATGTTGTTCGCCACGAGGTCAAACGGCTCGAATCTCGTACCGTCCCACGTCAGGACTTCCACCACACGGTCGGACAATGGCACCAAGACGCTCGGACTGTTGTTCGGCGCGCCCGTCCAGTACGTATAAAAATCGGCCAGCATGGACGGCGAATTATTCTTCTCACCCTTCCAGCGGGTCCAATATTTTTGGGTGCGCCACCACATGTCCCCCGGCTTCAAGCCATCATGCGCGGGTTCGTCCGGGCCACGGTAGATCAGATTCTTTCCGTCCGCTGTGGTCTGCGCCTTTTTAGCTGCGGCCTGCGCCTGATTCGCCTGCGCGGCGGCGTTGGCGGCTGTGGTCTGAGCCTTGTCAGCCGTTGATTGCGCCGTCTGCGCGGCAGCATGTGCCTTGACAGCCGCATTGGCCGCATCAGTGGCGGCCTTGTCGGTCACAGCCACCCAAGCACTGCCATTCCAGCGCTTCGGCGTGTTCGCACCGTTCGTGGTGTCAATCCAGAGAGTAGAGGCCTTGCGCATCGACGTGGCCGGTGCCGTGCTCTGGATGAGCACGTCGGCCTTGCCGTTCGCCACGCCAGCGGCGGCAGCGGCAGCCGTATTCGCCTTCTGCGCGGCATTGGCCGCATCGGTGGCGGATTGGGCCGCACTGTCAGCCGTGGCCTTGGCTTGTGTGGCGACGCTCGACGCATTCGCGGCGGTGGCCTTGGCGTTGGCCGCATCGGTCTTCGCGGTGGAAGCGTCCGATTTGGCGGAAGCCGCGTCGGACTTGGCCGCATTGGCCGAAGCATTGGCCGTGTTCGCCAAAGTCTCCGCATTGCCGGCGGTCTTCTTGGCGCTTTCGGCGGCGGTCTGGGCGGCATTGGCCGCATCCTTGGCCTGACCTGCGGTCGCGGTGGCACTCTTAGCGGCAGTCTGTGCGGCATCCGCCGTTGACTGGGCCGTGCCTGCGGCGCTCTTCGCACTGTCTGCCGTGCCCTGCGCGGTCTTCGCTGCGGCAGCGGCATTCTCGGCAGTCTTCTTAGCGTCAGTGGTCTTCGCCGCATTGTCCGCGATATCCGACTTCGCCTTGGAAATTTCGTCCGCGTTCTTCTCGACATCGGCATAGCCAAGATGGTTCCACGCGGAGCCATCCCAGACAAGCGTATCGATCACGCGGTCGGAGAGCGGCACGAGCACGGAAGGCGAATTATTCGGAGTCCCGAGCCAGTACGTGTAAAAGTCCGCGAGCAGTGAGGGGCTTGCGTTCTTCTCCCCCTGCCACCTCGTCCAATACGCCTGCGTCTTGAGCCACAGGTCGCCGACGATGAGATTGTCCTTCGGCTCGTCGGGACCACGGAAAGTATGGTTCTTCGAATGGGCTTCGGCATACGCCTGCGCCGCCGACTCCTTCGCCTTCGAAATCTCACCGTTCGCCGTGGTCAGGTCGCTCTTGGTCTGCGCGATGTCCTTCCGCGCCTGCGATAGGTCGGTCTTGGCTTGAGCGAGCGTCTGATTCGCCGCATCAAGATTAGACTTGTTGGCTTGGATGTCCTTCTGGGCCTGCGTCAGCTTCGCCGTATTATCCTTCAACGCCGTCTGATTATCAGCTAAATCTTTTTGAATCTGTTTGACCTCATCAGGAGAGACAGCCGAAGCCACGGTCACAGTGGCGATGGCAGACCAGGCGGAGCGATTGCCCGCATGGTCCACCGAGCGGAACGCATAGGAGTGCTGCGAGCCGCCCGTGAGGCCGGTCACAAGATAATCGCCCTGACCGGACTGCGTGGCGGAAATTACCCGCATTCCAGCCGCATTGACACCCTCGCCGACCTCGATGTGGTCGAAGTCGGGTTCCATCGACGCGCCGGTGGAGGTCTTGCCATCCCAGTGGATGGTCACCACGCCCAATTCCGAGGAAAGCACCGGCTTCGACGGCACGGAGCACGGGGTCACGTCGGATTCGACGGTGGCCACGACGATGCTCGACCATTCGCCGAGCTTGTCGGAATACGTTGGCACGGCGCGTACCCTGACCTCGATCTGAGTGCCGCAGTCAAGGTTGCCGAAGCCCAGCTGCGTCTTGTCCGTCGTTCCGGCCGAATGCCACGGCGCACCGTCCACGTGCTTGCGCCACTCGACGGAATAATTGCTGATCTCAATGGCCGTGTCATTGGTCGCTTCGGTCACTGCGGACCACATGGCGGTGGCCAAGCCGTGGGCGAAACCGTCCGAGCCGATGTAGGCGTCGGTCTGCACGACCAGACCCTGCGGAGCCTTCGGCACGCGATGGTCACGGTCGGAAGAGGCGGTCGTGCCGCCCTCGCTACCGGCCAACGCGGCACCACCAGTGATGCCCTTGATTTTCTTCGCCTGACGCACGGAAGCGTCATATTTGATGTCGTTCAAGGCGATTGAAGCGCTTAATCCCTCATTCTGGCGCATGCTCAGGTCGATTTCCTGCACGCGCACCTTCTCGCCGTGAGCCACGGTAGGGGCGGTAATCCAATCGCCCGCATGATAGTCGATGAGCGGCAGATTATCCACATTCGCGGTCACCAGATCGCGCGTGTACTGACCACGCACACGAGCCGCGTCATCCAGCGTGGATTGCATGAATGCCTGGGCGGTGTCCTTGTCGGACACGCCGCCCTGCGACGAATAGGATTCCCACTTGCCCCACGGTGTCGGCGCGGCCGGATTATCCATGCGGAAGAGGAGGTTATTGTCACCCTCGACGAGGACGGTGGACGCGAGGTCAGCGATGGACTCCTCGAAGGGTGCCTCGCTGATGTCACGCGCAAGCTGCAGCACAATACTCTTGCTCAGGTCACGGCTCAATGCGGTGCTGTCCGCATTCCACAGCTTGAGCGTCCTACCGGACGTGCGCCAGTCGCAGCCGCCACCATTGACAAGAGCACTCAGGATGGTCTGCAAATCAGTGCCAAGGCTGTAATACAAGGTGTATTTCCTCGCCCATGCCGCGCCGCCAGCATCCTTCGCGGTGTCGAAGCCGAGCGTCAGGCCGGTGGCCACGCCGCCACGCGCCTTGTTCTCGTCCAGCAAGGTCTTGAGAATCACACCCGGATTGGCTGAATAGAAGGGCCTCTTGCCCTTGTTGTCGCCGTCCGTGAGCAGATGGGTGGAATCATTGTTTTCCGCCTTGCTCAGGAGCCAGCTGATCGACTGGCCGGAATAGGTGACGGTGCGAGTGCGGTCATCGGTCTTGCCGGAGCGTCCGGTGATGACGAATCGCGCATTGTCCGGCTCGCGATAGCCGGTGCCGTCCGACACTTCCACGGCCACTTCGAGGCCGTCCGTAAGCTCGCGGTCGAAAGCCTGAGCGTCGCCGGACAGCAGGGAATATTCGATGCTGATTGCGCCATCGTCATTGTGGAGCATGGACGCGCTGAAGCTCACCGGCTCCGCCAGCACACCGATGCGCTCACCAAATGGACGATATGCCACGAGACGCGCGTGCAAAGTCTTTGCCATGAATCACTCCCAGGATTGCAAAAACCGGCAGGTCACCTTGTCGGCGCTGCCGGTCTGTTTGATTGCGAGGCGATAATCGCCGGACGAAATGTCAGGCCACACTTGCAGTGGCTCCGTGGTCCAGTCGATGCCATTCGACGCATCCACGCCACCAGACCAAGCGTCGGCGTTGGCCGCCGTCCACGCCTTGCGATTGGCTGCATCGACGAAAAGGTAAGGTCGTGAGGCGTCGCGTTTGCCGCCCCACATTAGATTCGTGCCACTCACCGGGTCACTGATCGTGACGGCGGTTGCGGCACCGAAGCGCAATACCAGCGTGCCGATTGGCGCATTGGAAAGCCATCCCTCGGGGATGGTGTCGAAAAGCTGCGAGGCGGAAGCGTTCGGCAATCCAGCCCAACGCGTCCAATAACCCTTGGCACTGGGCTTGGCGACGCCGCCCGGCAGGAGCCTGCCGCCGGTAGCGGCCAACGTTGTCTCCTGCCACTGCTCCCCCAGCCAGAAAACATCCGGCAATTGGAAGACGGCGGTCGCCGCGCGATGGTTGCTCCAAGGTATTTCGTCGCCGTCCGGCTGACAGGACGTGCATACCGCGCTAGCGGTCATACGTCGCGTCCAGCCTGATACCGTGTCACGCTCCACGCGAGTCAGCTTGGAAGCCAAGCGGCACAAGCGGTAGAAGCGGTGCATCAAAGTATCCGCATCAGGGCCATTGGTGATGAATTTCAGAGTGATTTCCGGCGCATCGAAAACCACCGGACCAGCAGGAAGCATCACACCACTCCGACCATTCACACTGACGGAATTAATGCGCGGCGAAATGCTCGTGAAATGGGTGGTGCCGACAATCAGACTCGAATGCTCACCAGTCAAAGCCTGACCGTTGATGAGATAATCCGTGAGAATCATCGGCTACCACCCTTTTCACTTGTCACCATTGCGGCATTGCCGCCGTCTGCAGCTTCTGCTGCGTGCTGATGCTCGTCGGAGCGATCGCGGGATAGTTGAATGTCTGCTGGACGTATGTGGTGCTACCGCCGCCATTACTGAGATTCGCGCGTCCGGTCTTCGACATGTCACCATCGAAGCCGCCGTGAATCTCGGCATTCATGCCATTCACGGTGCGCTGCACGTCCTTCCAGCCAGCCTTGAGGCTCTTGTCAAAGCCCTGCATGATCGCCAAGCCAGCAGGCTTAAGCATCACCTTGTCGTAGCTGAGCGGACCCTTGTGTCTGACGATCCAATCGCCGATGCCACTCACAAAGCTCTTCACTTTGCCGAAAGCCGCCCTCAGACCATTGAGCAGACCATTGATGATCGCACTGCCTGCGTTCCACAGCCACGTGCCAGCACCAGCGAAGATGCCGATAATCGCACTGCCAATGCCACCCAAAAAGCCGAGCACGCCCTGCACAACACCATGCACAATTTGACTAAAGCCGTTCCAAGCCTGACTCCAATTGCCATTAATCAGACCGGTCACCAGATTGATGACACCCTGAATCACATTGACGATGCCCCTGACCACCATCGTGATGCCGCCGATGATGCCCTGGATGAAAGGCAGCATCGCTTGAATGGTCGGCAGCAATGTCGAGCTGATAAAGCCGACGATCGCGGAAATGATGGTGGACACCAATGGTGCGAGAGCTTGAATCACCGGCGTGATGGCAGCCACCACGTCAGTGATGAGACTGCTGATCTGCGAGATGACCGGCATGAGCGCCTGAATCACAGCCGTGATGTCCGCGACCACCGCCGTGACAACCGGCTGGACTCCTTGGATGGCCGGAGTTATCGCCTGAATGACGGTGGTCACCACGGTCAGAATGCCCTGAATGGCCGGCACCAAAGAACCCACAAGCGTGGAGATTATCGGCGTCAGCAGCGGGATTATCTGGCCGACGAGATTGGTGATTACCGGCATGACAGCTGCCGCCAATTGACTCAAAGCTGTCATGAGCGTCTGAATCGACGGCTGAAGCATTTGGAATGCCTGCTGCAAGCTGACGAAAACGTTCTGCAGCATCGTGCCGAATTCGCTGCGCAATTGCGGGCTCGTGGCGATAAGGCCGGCCAGAGCGCCAATCACCAAAGTGACAGGACCACCAAGACCACTCAGGACGCCGCCGAACTTCGACAGCAATCCGCCAATCACCGGCACGCCACTCAACCCGCTCAAAGCGCCGCCAAGACCAGCCGCGCCAAGCAGACCAGTCACGGCTGCGATAGGACCGGACAATCCAGACAATTGACCCGCGAAGCCGTTGAAATCGATTTTGCCGATCTTGTCAGCGACAGCGCCGAACACTTTCTCAAGCGGCGGGCCGATCTTCTGCGCCAGCTGGGCAATCTTGTCAAACAGCGCGGTGATGAGCGGTTCGACGGCCTGCACCATCTTGATGACCGCGCCGCCGACACCGCCGAAAGCAGCGATGAGATCATTGCCGACCGAAGTCTTCAACCCGGCGATCTCATGCTGGAGAATGGTCATCTTGCCCTGCGGTGTCTGCGCCAAGGCCTTGTTGATACCACCGAAGTTGGCTTCCAAGACCTGCGCGGCCATGGCTGCCTTTTCGGACGCGCTGCCCTCCTGCAGGACTTTCTTCTGCGCGTCCGTCATGGTCACGCCATACTTAGAGAGTGCCGTGGCGCTGCCGGTCATGACCTTGCCGAGCAGATTCGCTATCTGCACTCCATCCTGAGCTGTCGCGTTATAACCTTTGTTATTGGCTATCATGTCCGCCAAAGCGGGCGTCAACGTCTTGACCTGATCGGCCGTCAGCGCGAAAGTGCCGAGCTGTGCCTGAGCGGCCTTCAAGGTGCCACCGGATATGACGCCGGTCTGTCCAAGCGTCTTGTTCAGGCTGAGCAGTGACTTCTGCTCCTCATCCGTCCAATTGTTGTTCTTGGCGACCTGCTGGAATTTCGCGGTCACCTCACCGGCCTTGAGGGCCGCATCCACGGCCTGCTTGCCGAAATTCACCAGATACCCGCCAGCGGCGGCAGCGGCGCCGGACACGACGGTGGCCATGCCCTTAGCCGCCTTGCCGATGCCGGACACCGCCTTCGAAGCGAACCAGGAAGCCTTGCTCAAACCCGAATGCAACGCATTACCGGCCTTCGCGGCCGCATTACGCGCACCCTCCGGCAAAGCATTCCAAGCAGCTGAAAACTTGCTTTTAATGTTGGACGTGACCTCGCCAGCCGTCGAACTGATCTTCTGCACCGCCGCGTTCACGCCCGGAATCTTGCCGACAATCTGCTGAGCGGTTGACGTGAAGCCGGAAGCCATACGGCTGAACGCGTTCTTCGACTTGTCCGCCTCGGTGGCCAACTGCGTCTCAAGCTCCTTGAGCCGTCCTTGCGCCGTCTTGAGGTTGTCGGACGCCGCCTTGAGATTGTCGGCGGCCGCTTTTTGCTTGATCTGCGCCTGCTCCAGTTTGATGGCCGCAGCCTGAGCCTGAGTCGAATCAGCCCCATATTTCTGTGTGGCGGCGTTCAGTTTCTCCTGTGCGGCCTGCACCTGCACGCCAGCCGCCTTGAATTTCAGCAAGGCGTCAGTATTCTTCTGCGATGCTTGAGCCACGTCCTTCTTAAAGGACTTCAAAGCTTCGGAATTCAATTCGGCGGCGCCACTATTGAAACCGGACTTGAAAGCGCTGCCGACCTTCTTGCCCTGCTGCGCTCCATTGAAGCCCTTGCCAAAGGCCGTCTTCATGTCGCCGACGGCCTTACCGGTCTCCTTGGCCACATTCTGGCGGAAGCCCTTCATCTGCGGGAAAATGCTCACATGCGCGGACCCAAGCTCGCTACCGCCAGCCATGACAGCCTCCTCTATTCACTTGTTTTTTTGAAGCCGAAGATGCTGCTCATCGACGCCAAAGCCGCACGACGCTCCTCATCGGTCACCTCGACATGCTTCTTCCCAGCCTTTCCCGGCGCGAGGTCACCAAGAATCGACGTGCCGCCAGCCTGAATCGCGGTAATGATCGCCGTCGCATCCATCGGCAGCACCATATGCACGGCAGACATGCCGCAATACGTCGATGGATCCGCCGAAAGGCTCTCCCACAAGGCAATCGCGTCGCGGTAACGGAGTCTGCCGCCCAAGTCGGCCTGCAGACTCCACCCGCGAGCCGCGAAATCAGCCCTTATTCGATTGCCGTCTTCTCCTTGGATGAGCTGGCAGAAGCCGACGATTTTCCCAAATCAGCGCCCTGTACCTTGGCAATGATTTCGCCATAAGCGTTGAGGATGTTCATCGGTACCATGACCGGCTCCTTCGCCAGCTCCTTGGCCGCCTCCTCACCAGCGAAAGCAGTCAGCATGTCCTTCAACGTCTGGATCTGCTCGACATCCGACTTAATGTCGGACAGCTTCACGAAATCATCAATCGACAGCGCCAAGGGCAGCTTGTAAATATGGCCATGAGGAGCCAAAAACCATACGGAGCCGTCCTTGATGAGATGCTTCACCTTCATCTGCTCGGCGGACGCTTCAAGCGCCTTCTCCTCATCCTCTGCAGTCCAAGCGTTGAAATCGGCGGCGGAGGGCATCACATTCTTGGTCATTTCTTCCTTCTTTCAAACGACTGTAAAAATTCCTTTACTTCGCTGAATAAAGAAGAAGAGATTCCCAGCACATGCGAAGAAAGGAAGAAAGAAACACATGCTAGGAAGAATCAACGTCAGTCGGCGACCGGATGAGACTCGGAATCATCAGCCTGATGGCCGTCGGTATGAGAACCGGACGAAACAGTCGGAGTCACGAAAGATTCCAAGTACTTCGAATTGCCGGAATCGCAGGCGTCATCCTGAATCCATTCGATGGTCCAAGCGTCACCGGTGTTCTTGCCAGAAGTCTCCTGACCCTGCTCGTTGCCGGTCAGATTCACGACACCCAGACGACGGCGGTGCGTGCCATTCTTGAACACCGTCTCCTGATAGCAGAACCACTTGCCGTCCTGAATCACATCGGTCACGTGATACACGCCACTGGAGTCCGGCTTGCCGATCGTCATCTGGCGCGTGATGTCGTTATCCTCGGCCACCGTGAGCTGCGCGGTCAGCGACGCCTTGCCATTGATCGAATATCCAGGCTGGTGGAATTTGATCGCATCATCGGCGTCACGACTATCCTGCGGGGCACCATCCTCGGTGATAAGGCCGACGAAGCCGCCCTTGCTGAAGATCTTGTCCAAACCGGTCTTCACGTCGGCCACGGTCGGCGCGATGAGATCGGCGGTCAGCTTCTGCGTCGCATCATAAGAGGCGAAGCGGAAGGCGCTTGTAACCACGATCTTCGCGGCGCTCAGGTCATTGCCTGCTGCATCAGCTGCCATATTTTGTCCTTTCAAACAAAAAGGCGCTGAAAACAACGTTTCAACGCCTTGAAAATTCAGAAAAACTTAAATTATTGGAATTCCCCGATGGCGGAGAATTCGAGAGTCAGATAGCATCTGGCGATATTCGCGTCCTCGGCCACGAAATACGGGCCATTGCACCCGTCCTCCTCGATTGCCGCGATCGGGGAACCGTCAAGCGAGCAAATATCAGGGTCGGTGAGCAAACCGTAGATTCTGGATGCCAAGTCACGGCATGGTTTCGGAGCGGCACGAGCCCCGTAACGCACGGTAACGCCGATGCTCCGGTCGAAGAGCACGCGATTCGACTGCGATCCGCCATCGTCACGCACCACGACGAGCGGCCGTGAGCCGTCGTAATCGTCCGGCTCACGATTCGAAACGATGACCGTCGGGAAAGACGGCTTAAGCCTGGCGCGTAGAAAAGAGCAGATCCACAATTCAATGTCTGGCGGCAGGACCGCTGTCATGTTTTGCCTGCCTTCAACGCCTTGCGGAGATTGCCCGTCTTCGATTCCACGAGTAGAGTCTTCGGGTCGGTGCCTACCACCATGCATGTGGTCCGATGCTCGTGCTGCACCTCCTGGATCTGGAGGCCGTCGCGATACGCGCCCGTATCAACCGGAGCATGCGCTTTCGCATATTCGAGCGTCTTCTCGGCGGCACGACGGGTCATGGCCTTGACGCCAGCCGAATTCATCAATTCGTCAAAATATTTGTCGTTGAATTTGACCATCACTCCCAAAAGCCATCACCCCCGATATTCGGACAGTGGAATCTCGACCGTCGGCTGCCATGACACGAAAGCATTCGCGTCACGGCTCGGATAGCCGGACACCTCCCAGCGCCTGCCGTCATCCGGCAGTGCCTGAATCCTGTCACCCGGCATGATGTCGAGACTCGGATCTGGAGACGTGAGGTAAGCCGTGCTCGTGGTCTGCTCGCGCAGGCCGTCGGGCGTGCGCGTGCTGCTGGAGCTGGCGAGAGCGCCGGTGAAATCCAAAGTTTCCGGATTGGACCAGTCCTCGCCAGCCTGTTCGCCGGAATACGGGTCATCGACTTTCCTCGCACGCAGTCGACGCCATTTGGTGGCGCCTGGCATACGCCATCCGCCACCGGCATTCATGTCGTCAAGCAGGCTCATGGCAATCCTCCAAGCCGGTAGGGTTTGAGCTTGTCCTTCTCCGCCTGCATGAGCGACACCACGTCGAAACTCGCGCTGGAGCCGTTGGTGGACTGCGAGGTGACGAGTCCGACCGGGCTCATGCCCGCTCGCTTCGCGGCGCTGATGAGCACCTGCTGCACGTCCGGCGCGTCATCGTATCCAGCGTGAATCTCGTAGCGGATGGCCGCGACGCCGACCGGGAAGCCACCGGACAGTGATTCCACCAAACCCGTCTCAGGGTCGTAGGCGTAGGCCAGCTTGTTGCCGTCGCGGTCGGTCAATGATTCGATGCTCGTCACATGACGTGCGGGCAGTCGGATCACCGTGCCGCCGCGAGTGTTCAGCGCTCCCGTCAATGCCGCGTTCGGCATGACATGCCAACCACATTCGCGGCGGATGGCCGCCTGCGCGGCCCTGAGCCGGAAGGCGGCGTCATCCTCGAAAGCCGAAGGGTCGGCAATCATGTCGGGAATCACATTCACATCACTCATGCCGACCTCCAATCTCAGCTCGTCTTCACAACGCCAGCAGCCACAAGACCAGCCACAAGCGCATTGACGCGCTTCGCCAAATCGTTGTAAGCGCCAACGAGCGCGTCGTACTCTGCCTTCGTCGGAGCGTCGGAAGCCGCAGCCGCGACGGAGGTGTTCGCAGTGCCGGAGATCGTGACATTCGCCAGCTTCACGCCACCAAGAGTGTTCTCGGCGGCAGCGGGAAGCACATACGGCGTGGAAGTGGAGCCACCGGTGACATTCACCGGCTTGTCCTTGTTATCCACGAAAAGCACATCCTCGATAAACACCGAGTCGTCAACGGCGGCCTTGGCCGCATCGACAAGTCGATACTGCTTCACAGCCAGTCACCTCACTTAGCGGCCTTGCCGAGCGTCACCTGGACGAACGCCTTCGGATACTTGACCTGCAGGGCGAGGCGTTCCTTCACGCGGAACGTGATCTTGTCGTTCGTGAAGTCGTTCTCATGGCTGTTGGTGGATTCGACGGTCAGGCCACCCTTGCGGTAGATGGTGCCGCCGGCCTTGAACGCGCCGACGAGCACGGTGCCCTTGGTCATCGCCTCGGTCACCACGGTTCGCAGACCCCACAGCGGCGGGTTCTGCATGATGCCGCCATTGCCGTACTGGCCGGAGAAGAAACCACCGCCGAAATACTGGCCGTTCGCGTCCTTGGACAGGCGGATTGCCTGATAGTCGGCAGGGTTGATGACCACGGCGTCGGCGGAGAAGCCGGTCGCGGTGGCGATATCCGTGGTGGCCGCGAAGATGCGGTCGGGGTCGGAATCGTTGGCCTGCGCCTTGGTCTGGATTTCGCGGTTCAGAATGCCCTTGAGATTCGGGTCGGTGCCATCGCCGGACAGGAGTTGAATCTCCTCCTGCAGCTTCAGGTTGTACTGGGCGTGCTGGTTGATCTCGGACACGACGAACGGCAGGTCTTCCGCCATATCGTCTGTGATCTTCCACCATGCGGCGACCTCGTGCAGGCTGTCGGACACCCAAGTCGGATCCGGCATGTGAATCTGAGGCTTCTGCGCGCCCTCGGCGACGGTGGTGGCGTTGCCTTCGAGGGAGCCGTAGACCGGATATTTGATGGTGGTGCCGCTCATGGTGCCGGACGCGAAAAGGTCGGCGATGACGAGCGGACGCTCATACGGCCATACGCCGTTCTGATCGGTTTCAGTAAGGAACGGCGCGTAGGCTCCGGACGCTCCACCTGTGACCTGAGTGTCGGAAGCAGCCTTGAATTCCGGAGTGGAGAACAAGCCTCCCTTGGTTGCGAGCACGCTCAAGCCCTTCTCCTGCAGGGACTTGACGTAGAAGTCGCCGAGGGTCTTCGCCTCGACGCCCTTACGTTCGGTCTTCGAGGTTCCGGCGAGACGGTCGAGTCCTTCTCCGGCTTCCTTGAACAGGTCGATGCGCTCCTGCAGCTTCTTCGCCTCGGCGTAATGCTGCTTCAGCTCCTCCTGCTCCTTTTCGGTGATGTTATCCATTCCCTTGGCGAGGATGGACTGTGCCGCCTTCTTCTCGGCGGCGAGATTGTCCATGAGGTTCATGGCACCCCTTTCGGTTAGTGTTCCAGCGAGAAGAAGTCGCTGATGGTTTGATATTCCTTGGCCCACTGCGGGTCAAAGCTTTTCTGGTCTTTCTTCTTCGGGTCATCCGTGGAATCGTCCGGCTCGTCGCTGGAATCATCCGTGGAGTCATCGGACGAATCGTCCGGCTTCTTGTTGTCGGAATCGATGCCATCAAGAACCTCGTGCAGGCTGTCGAGGGCGGCACGGAGCTTGCTCTCGTTGGAGGCGCTGATGGCTCTACCGCTCTTGACTTCAAGCACCTCCGCGCCCTGATTCGCGGCCACCTGCACAAGGGAAATCTCGAACAGTTTCAGCTGGCGAATTTCACGGTATCCATCCCAAGCGCTCTTGCCATCCTGGACGAACGCGGTCTCCTCGGCGATGAAGCCGATGCTCATCTGGTGAATAAGCCCGCGTTTCAGCAGGTCGTATGCGCGCTTGCCTTCCGGCAGGTCAAGGTCGAGGCGTGCGGTGACGAGCAGACCATGTTCGTCCTCCACCGCGCTCAACGTCTCACCGATGATGTCGGTGGGCTTATCGTCCTTGTGCTGCCAGTGGATCGGAATGCCCGCGCCGGAACCTTGGAAATCGTTCTGCAAAGTATCGGCGAAAGCGCCCTTGACGATCACGTCATCGTACAAATCCTTGTCCCATGTCGAGGCGTAGCCGCTGAACACGCCCTCGCCTTGACTGTCATCAAGGGATTTCAGCTCGAAGCCCTTGAAATCAAGCCTCATGATGTTTCCTCCTTGGTGAGCGCGTCCCATTCCATGCGGAATTGCGCGTCATACCGGTAAAGCCGTTTGAATTCGGCGAGCATCGCTTTCGCGTCCTCGCCGTTGACCGGATTGTTCTCCTGCGCGTTCTGTGTGCGCCCGCCGTCCTGCGGGCTGGGTTGCCCGCCCTCGCTGACGTTCAGCGGTGTGATGAGCTGGTCGCCGCCAGGCACGCGCGGCATGTCCAGAATCTGACGTGCCTGATTCGTAGTCATGAAAGGCCTGCCGGTAGCAGTGCTCAGCGCCTGATACTGTTCGGACGTGGTGCCGCGGAGTTTCGCGTCAACATTTGCCTTGATGTAGCAGTCCGGCTCGCCCACAGCCTCTGGAAGGCTGAGATTCAAGGCTTCTTCGAGAGCGACGATGTATGGCATGAGCTCCACATTCCACAACTGTTCCTTGTAGGCGCTGATGTTGGAATTCGTGCCGGTTCGGAAGCCGACGTTTTCCGGGGAAATCTGGAAAGCATTGCACACCGCGATATTGATACGGTCACGCGCCTCCAAATCGTTCACATCCACAGGTTTGAAGACGTTATCCAATGGACGCATCTCCATGCCATCCTTAAGGACGGGCCAGCCACCCTCACGACCACCATTCTGAATGAAATTACGCAATCCATTGGTGAAATCGTCGTAATCCTCCTGAGACAGCCACGGCATCTCCTTCGGCCGATACACGTAGCCTCCGGCCTGCATGCCGTTCTTGGCGATACCACGCCGGTAATTGGCCATCGCCTTGGCCTCCGCCAAGAGCGGACGAAGCACGTTGGCCACACTGTCGCCGAACCGGAGGCCGGAAATGAAGCCGACGTCCAAGTGCACGCGCGGATCAGGCAGGTCAAAATGCATGGCCTGCTGGCTGTCCATCGTCAGCAGATTCACGCCGGTAATCTCGCCGAAAGCGTTGCCGGAAAACTGATAGCAGTCAGAAGGGATGCGACGAAGAGTGAAACGTCCACCGTTCACGCCCAGGAGCATGAGCCACCGGTCATCGAGCAGCATGTCACGAAGAAGCATGCTGATGAAACGGTATCGGGTCATGCCAGGCAATGGCGAAGGCCGCTTCATCAGGTCGGCCAATGCGCCACTGGTGACCTCCTCGGCGTCACCATCGGCGTTCTTTCGATATACCTTGAATGGCAGCGAGGCTATATTGCGGGTGATGAAGTCAACCACGACGCGCACCGCATACTCTCGGCAGTAGATGCCGGAAGCGTACCCGTAGAAATCCATGTCGGACGGCCAACTATCGCCGTTCGCGAGCGGAATGCTGGTCGCCGGCGTCGGACGCTCGTCGACTTCGGCCATCTTCATGCCGATGACCGCGGCGTTATTGTGGAGGAGCCGGTCAAGGAATCCCATCAATACTCCCCTCTTTGTGAAGAATCTAGAATCTGACCCTCACGCCTTGCGAGGGCTCGTATTTCGGTTTAAGCACTTCAGCCTGCATGGTCTCCAACGCATACAATGCCTGCGATTCGGCAACCAAGCCGGAAATCTGCAATGCTGATTTCGTCCTGTCCCACACCTCGACCTCGCCGAGCCTACGGGACACGGCCACCGAAACCTGCTGTTCGATGGCAGGCTGCGGAAGATGCCGCAGCTTTCCCTCACGCACACGATCATGGAAACGACCGCAGCACGCGCCCAACCGGAAGCCTTCGATGAGATGCACCGTCCACCCTTTTTCGGTGAGCGGGTCGATGAAATCGACTGCCGGACAACCCTTCGACTGCACAGCAATCTCGCAGATGCCCGGCCAGCTCTCACGAAGCAGATCCAAAAAGTGCGGCACCCACAGCATTCCGTCACGACGGGCGATCAACTCAACATGAGGCAAACCGTCAGCACGCATTCCGGCGGCGGCCACATACGTGGTCTTACGGTCAGCGCTCGTATCCACGGACAGTACGACGCGATTGCCGTCCGGTATCGTGGAACGCAAGTCGATGCCGCTGGCCCACATTTTCGGATTGATGAAAGGAATGATGTCAGCCGTGACCCACTGGCACAGGACTTCGGTGCGGAACGCCGCCTCGGTCATGCCGTCAATATCGGATCTGACGCTCATGACGGTCATCGGCCCATAGCCCAAGGACGGGTTAGCCTGGCGAATAGCGTCGGCATCATCCACCGGACACTTGTCAGGCGCAGACCACTCGAAATAGCCGAACGATCCATCCTGCTCGCCGGACAGGAACACGTCGGCCGGATTGCCACCGTCGGCGCTCAGGCGCGTCCACTCGTCAACAAGCTTGCGGCCCTTGTCCACCTGCTTGCGCAACGCGACGCTGCGATAATCGCCAGCGTTGGAAATGCCCCATAATTGGCTCGACCAGACGGCCTTCGTGGTCTGCGACACCGCATTCCAGCCATCGTCCGTATGCTGCTCACGCAACTCATCGAACACCACACGGGCAGCGCTCTTCGCGCGGATATTCTTATCGGCGCGGACGATATACCGCGCCTTCGAGCGGGTGATGATCGCTTCCTCGCCGTTGGTGTTGACGAATTTCTGCGTCATCGCGGCGAGATCCGGAATCACCAGATCCGCTTCCTCATCGGTAGAAGGCTGAGGATTGCACCATTCTTTGACCTGATTGTAAGGCCCCTTCGCATTGTCCAACGTCTGCGCCGCACCAACCACCAGGAACTTAACGGGCGGCACCCTGTCGGGATGCTTGTTTGAATCGACGAACAGCCACCATGCGGCCAAAACGCCCATGAGCGTTGTCTTGCCGTTCTGGCGGGCGACAAGCACGATGACCTTGCGGAAACGATACGAACCATCCTCAAGCAATTCGAGCGCATGAACTAAAAGCCACTGCTGCCACGGATACAAATGCACGTGCAGCATGATCTCCGCGAACGCGATCACCGCGAAACCATTGCTCGTCTCCTTTGTCAACGGCCTGAGCGGTGGCGTGAAGACACGCGGCAGGGTCACGCCATGCCTCTCATCGTCGATGGCGCCGAAAACCTCCAGATTCTCCGCCGCCATCGCAACCTCCTCAGCCGAAACGCTTCATGAAATCATCCATCGCGATAACCTTGTCGCTCTTCGACTCCTCGGCCTTCGGCTCAGGCTTCGCTTTCGCGGGACGCCCGACCTTGGCGGGCTCCACCAGCGTCAGACCAAGCGACTGGCAGTATTTCAAAAACGTCGGAACCGACACATTGTCCAATTTCCCGTTCTCGTCGATGAAACCAGTCCTGCGAATCGAATCAATCCGACCCGCAAGCACGCGAGCAACGGCCACGACAGCCGCATTCTCAGCACGCAACGACTTCGCATTCCGCAAAGACCTCTCCAACGCGTCCGCCACGGGCTCATACGGAAAACGACGCTCGGAAACACCCTTCTTGACTGTCATAGAGCCTCCTTCGCGCGCGACCCCTCAACAAAAAACATTATCGGGGAGAGGAAGAGCAACCACGCGGGACGTGGGTCGGTTCGGGGTGGTTTTCAGGATTTCACCGCCCCTACCTCGTCGGGGTTGGTTTCGAATGCTGTTGTGAATGCTTTGATTGCGTTTGTGAATCGTGTGATGAGTTCGTCTGTGCTTGGTGGCTTTGGAGTGATGAGTGTGGTGTATCCGCCGCCGACCTTGAAGGTGTTGACTTCGTTGTGGGTGACGTTGATTGGGATGTTGACGGTGAATGAGCTGATTGGGAATGTCTTGTCGCTGATTGTGGCGGTGAGCTCTAGCGTGACTGGCTGCTGTGGCATCATTCCCTCCTTGCTCATGCTGTCTTTATCCATTGTCTGCTTAGTGTTCCGATTGGTGCTGGCGGGTCTTGGTTGCCGCGCAATCGGTTGCAGCTGGTATGGCTTGGTTTGAAGCCTGCTGGGTCGAATTGGAGTTCGGGGTGCTTCGAGACGGGATAGAGGTGGTCGAGGTTGAAGCTGTCATCGCTTGTGTTCTTCGGTGCTGAATAATCTATCGGCATGCCGCAGAGCCAGCAGACTGCATGCTGTGCCTTGCACTGTGCGAAGAATGTTGCTTTGTCTTTTTCGAATTGGCGGCTGGTCTTGCGTGCTCTTCCTGGCATTGATTCACCGCCTTTGGTGCTTCGGGCTGGAGTCGAACCAGCGCGTGGTGTGGGATGCACTGTCTTTATCATCACGGGCATTCGATTTAAAGAAGTAGGAAGCCATGGCCGGTAAGGTATCCGTCCTCTGGTATCTGTGCTATCCCTTGTGCTCTGCCGCTGAGCTACCGAAGCGATATGAATAATGGCCCAGCTATCATTATGCTGGGCCATTCATTCTACGAACATACGACAGTATAGCATTTCAACGGTGACAGTCAAGCAAGGCGGCGAGTTCTCCTAGGTTGAACACGTACTGTCGCTTGGTGTTTGTCGGCGTGGCGTGGGTGAGTTTGCCTCGTCTGAGCCATTGGCTGATGAGGTTGCGGCTGATGGTCAGGCCGTAACGTTTCAGCTCCTTGGCTGCGTCGCTTGGCGTGCCGGTGAGCTGGATCTGCCATAGTCTCTGGTCTCTTGCCGCTTTGATGGCTGGTGCGGCCCATTCTTCGTGGCAGCCTTGGCAGGTGACTGATTCCGCTTCTGGCGTGCCGGTGAGGAGCGTATCGCAGTTTGGGCAGGTGCCGAGGATTATGAGCTCGTCTTCCGGAGTCAATGCTGCCTCGTTGCGTCGGCTGATGTGTTCCAGGCTGGTGTAATCATCTGCCGCAGTGGGCATGTCCAAAATGGTATGGCGATTGCTTAATATGGCGAGCCATGCTTTGCGCCAGCCGTATCCTGCGTATGCGGATCTGATTTTGCCTGCCTGTTCTGCGAGCCACGCTTCGGAATCGGTGATGAGGGCTTGCGCGTGCGTGTCGATGGGTATTGGTGCGTTGCCTTTGTTTGGCGTGTGGCCCGTAGCTCCGATGTGCGCTTGTTTGAGCATGATGGAGCTTAATGCGGGCAGTTGGACGTGTCCGAGTTGGCGGATGAGCTGCCAGTAGTTTTCTCGGCAGCTGGCGCAGAGCAGATTCGCGGACACCGGCTTCATGGGCTTCCGGCAGTGCTTGCAATCGGTCAAAGTCGTGTCTCCTTGTCGTGCTGGCGGATGAGTGCGGCGATTGCGGCTTTCGGGACTTGCGGCACGAGCGGCGCGATCTCGTCAAGCGCGTAACCGGCCTGATGCCACTTGATGATCATGTCTTCGAGTATTTTCTTCATTTGGTGGCCTCCAGATATGGATTGTCGCTTGTGTGTGGCGGGAAGTCGCATTCCTGGTCTTTCCATCCGGCCGCGTAGCCTTCTCGCCATGCCTTGGCCATGCGTCGGTGGTATTCGGCGTCTGTGAGATGGTAGATGAGTTTGGGTTCTATCATTGTGTGTTCTGCTCCTTGTTGAGTCGTTCTGCGAGTTGGCAGGCTTGTTGGTCTGGTGTAGCGGTTTCCTTGTCGCGTCCGAGCGCTTCGAGCACGTGAGAGCATTTCCACGTGTGCACGTGGCGTTTCGAGGGTGGTATGCCGCTCATTTTGGCTCTGCGTTGGCACCAGCCCTTCCACAGGCGCGTCCAGTCGGCTATCGTGCGGTTTTCGCCATAATGTCGGCTTAAGAATGCGTTCCACGCGTCTGACAGGTCGAGATTCGGGTAATCGCGGATTATGGCGGCGTTGGCGTGGGCTTTCTCCCTGACCAGCTCGAAGTCGTTCAGCCCGATTTCTTTGGAGAAAGAAGAAGAATATTCTTCTTTCTCTTTCTTTTGGGTTCTGGTGTTCTGGTGTTCTGGTGTTTGTCCCGATGTCACACGCATGTCACGCTGTGACACTGCCGTGACACTGCCGTGACCACGTGACTTACTCTTGCGTTCCTTCGCATCGGCGCGGGCGTGCAATACCTGCTCCTTGGTGCGATTGTGCGCGGTGTAATCGTGGATCAGCCAGCCTTCATCGACCTCCTCGAACATGCCTTCGTCCACGAGAGCCTGCACCTGTTCCGGTGTGGCTCCGATGTTCGACAGCAAGGCGCGGCGTGATATGAAGCCGTCCGTGAGCCTGTCGCCGCACAGCGAGAGGGCCATGCAGAATATGCCAACGGAATCGGCGTGCCCCATGCGCACGAGGTCACGCACCTTGTCGTTGTCGTAGAAGCCGTTCACGAGCTGCACGTATCCGCGCCTTGCCATCAATCCTCCCCTCTTGTGATGCCGTTGAATTCCATCCAGATTGCCTCCTGCCGTGGCGTGGTGACCGGCAGCCCGTCGTAGCTGAAGACGATGCCGCTCCCCCAGTGTGGTTTCGCCATCGCGTCCAGGGCTTCGGCAATTTCCACCAAGTCCGGTGGCGGGTCGAGCGTCACCATGACATGCCGTCCATTACGGCTTGCTTCGCGTCCACCAGCCGATACCCGCAGTAAGGGCAGGTGACGTAATAGCTGCCCACCGTCTCGCCGCAGTGGGCGCACTCGACATATCGGATTGCCTTGCTCATTCGCTTACCGCCTTCCGTGCGATTTCGAGCATTTCCTTGGCCTGTCTGATATATTCCTCCTGGAAGCCGGGGATCTCACCGGCATAATTCCATGCGTCATCCTCGTCTTTCGCCGCGTCGCTATCGACGCCATCCCATTCGCAGCTGTTCCAGCAAAGCAGTTTCGCCACAGCCTCAATCTCAACGGCAGTTGGCGGCGCGGTACGTCCGGCCATGTACGCTGTACCGGCAAGCTCCCGAACCGTCTGGAAAGTCAAATCATCATCCATGCCACGCTCGTAGGCGTTGGCCTCGTCAAGCATGATGCTCAATTAGTCCTCTTTCCGTTCGCCTTGACCATTGCCCAGAGGATTTCGCTTGCCGGACGCCGCCTGTATGACATGTCGTTGTATGACTGCACGTGGCCGAGAATCAGTTTCGAGCCGGTCGAATCCGGTGTCAGGATCGCGTTCACACGCTCCGGTACCATCTTCTGCTATACGATCTCGTCGCACAGTTCCTTCGTGCAGACCAGATAGTTCTGGTCGCCATAGAAGGTCAGACCGTTACCGCTCGTGAAATCAGCCATGCATGACTTGACCTCGTAGAACCCGAAGCAGCCTTTCTCCACGCTTGCGGGCACCGGTTCGCCGTTGACGTTCAATGGCTTGAAGCCCACGTAATCCACTCGCCGCTCGTCAGGCGTACCGCGGTCGAAGTTGACCTCGCTCGCCCAGAACGCGGTCTGATTCCTCAGACGCTTCTCCACCAGCTCGGACAGCATGGCGGTGGTTTCAGCCCTGCTCATTTCTTCCTCCTGAAGTACTTGTATTCATCGTGGTGATGGAACAGGAACAGGTGAAGTCTCCACACCTTGACTGCCAACAGGCCCTTGAGCGTGATCGCATACCCGCCATGGACACGCTTCATGAGCTTCCTATCGGCCAATGATTCAAGCATTCGGGGAACCTCTTGGTTCCCCCCTTGCTGGCTCCAGATGCGGCTCATTCCCTCAGCGATATACAGGCAACACATGTCCTTGTCGTATTGGCTAATCATCATTAGCCTCCATCTCAAGGATGTAGACGTTCGTCGCGGTAACGGCGTTATTCCGCAATTCCGTTGGTGGCATGGTATCCACCCGCAGAATCTTCCAACCCTCGTTCAGCAACTCTTCAAACACCTCCGCATTGGATAAGCAACGATTATTGCCGCTGCCAGTCCAGAACAGCGGGCAAACCTTGTACTGATTTCTCATTTCGTGTCCTCCTTAATGAAGACGATCCAATGTGTTCCGGTGCGGTTCGGCTGTTTGTTGCCGAAGAGTGGCTTATGGTCGGTGAGCTTGAGTATCTGAGAGACGGGTATCTGTGTCTCATTCCATTTGAAAATCAACACGCCATGCTCTTTCAGGACGCGGAAACACTCGCTGAACATGGTCTTGATATCTGTTTGCCATGTCTCTTGGTCGAGGCATCCGTATTTCTGCGCCATGTAGCTCGTCTCTCCCGCATTGCGCAGGTGCGGTGGGTCGAGCACGACCATACGGAACGTCTCGTCAGGGAACGGCAGGTCGCGATAGTCCATCAGCATGTCCGGCTTGACTTCGAATCTGCGTCCGTCACATAGTTCCCAACTTTCGTCGCGCACGTCACCGAAGAGCACACGGCTGTCTGACTTGTCGAACCAGAACATTCGCCCGCCGCAGGCGGGGTCAAGAACAGGCTGATACGCGCTCATTTCGCATCCTCGCTTTGATTCGGCACCTCGGACGGCATGGAGCCGGAATAACCGAGCATGGACTCGCAATGCTCATAGACCAGATACAGGCCGCGAAGTTTTCCATATGTGCGGTCGGTAGTGGCGTCCTCAGTGCATTTTATTTTCATCGAAAGCTGATCGCACCATGCCATGATTTCGTTGAGCGTCTTGTCTTTTTCGGTCACGTTCGTAGCCATGGTTAGTGTTCTTCCTCTTCGATTCGGATTGTGATGTGGTAGACGCCTTTTTCGGTGCTTGGCTCGCCTAGCCGGTAGTCCGGGCCGAGCACATATTCCGCGTTGTCGTCGGGCCAGTAGCCTGACTGGGTGATGCCATCGAGTATCGCCTTGACCATTGGGGCCGCGTTTTCCGGGTCGAAGCGTCCGTGGGTCAATGGGTGGATGATGGCGGTCACATGCACCGGCCAATGCTCGGGCTTTTGGAGCTTGCCACTGTTGATGAGACTGCGGTAGGTGAGGTAGGCGCGTCTTTTCACGACGCTGGTGCGCCGGTATTTCGCCCGCCAATCTCCACGCTTGTTCTGGGTCCACCAGTAGGCCTTCAGCACGTCGATGGTGGTTTCCTGCGTCATTCGTCCTCCAAAATCCAAATGTCGGCATCGCCAATGTCCGCGTAATGGTCTTCGCTTTCGGCCTCACATTCGGGGCATGGTATGGGGCGCGCCGGATACAGCGCGCACCCATGTTTGGGACATACCGGCAGCACGTCCGGCGGCTCAATCCACTCACGCATCATCAGAAGTCAGGCTCTCCAGCCGGAGCGCCCCACGGATTATCGGCCGGAGCCTGCGACTGCTGCTGGGGCTGCTGCGGCTGCTGATAGCCGCCATTGGCGTTGCCGCCCTGGTATGAGCCTGACTGCATCTTCTGCACCTGAGCCGTCGCATACTTGAGCGACGGGCCGATCTCGTCCACCTGCAATTCGATGACCGTGCGGTTGGAACCGTCCTGCGCCTGATAGGAACGCTGCTGCAGCCTGCCCTGGGCGATGACGCGCATGCCCTTGCGGAGCGTCTGGGCGCAATGCGAGGCGAGGTCACGCCAGGCCGAGCAGCGGAGGAACAGCGCCTGACCGTCCTCCCACTGGTTGGCCTGGCTGTTGTATACGCGTGGCGTGGACGCGATGGTGAAGTTCGCCACCGTGCCGCCATTGCTCAAAGTGCGAATCTCAGGGTCGGCGGTCAGATTGCCGACGATCGTGATAACGGTCTCCCCCGCCATCACTCACCGTCCTTCGCATCGGCCTGCTGCTCGGAGTCGGCTTCGGTGTCCATGACCTCGGCAGTCACGTCATCAGTCGAATCGGTGATTACCGGCTGGAACACGTCGCTGTAATCCGGTGTGGTCTCGTCCACGCTCGCGGCCTTCTTCGCCTCGATGTTGACCGGCAGATATTTGAAACTGCGACGGATGATGGTCTTCTTCGCCATCTCCACGAAATTCTTCACCCACGGTCCGGTGATTTGACGGCTGCGATTGCGTGGCGCGTACTTCTCGCGGTATTCGAGCAGGTCGCGTTTCGACATGTAGTCGGCGTAGCGTCCGCCATTCGGCAGCTGGACAGAGAGGTACACGAATTTCAGCTTGTCCTCGCTGTGGTCGGCGTCCACGTTCACCTCGTCCGGGCATTCGATGGTCGGCACGCCATTTTCGTCAAGCTTGAGCTTGATGTTGTCATCCTCGTAGACGGCTCTCGGCTGCGCGTAGATGCCGCTGTTCTCCAACAGTTTCAGCATGCCCTTGTAGCCGATGACGAAGGTGGCCTGCTTCTCCCCCGTGGCATAGTTCTTGTTGCCATAGGGCAGGATGTACGCCTGTCCCAATCCATCCACGTCGGATGGGCGCAAGCCAAGTGCCGCGCACTGCATGAAGCAGGAAAGGACGCTGACCGGCGTGCAGTCGGCCAAGGCGGGTGTGCGGTTGATGCTGCTGATGCACATCTGCAACAGCGCCTCGCTGTCGAGGTTGCCGCCGATGACACGCGCGATCTGCGGCCACGAATGCTCCACAAGCTGCTTGAGCTTGCCCTTCGGATTGAGCGGCTGCAACTGCTGCCCTTGCGCCTGCTGTGCGATTGCTCCCATTTTTATTGCTCCTTGTCTTCGATGGTTTTGAGTGAGAATTTGCGGTAGGTGGTGGCTTCGACGGTGTATTCCTTGCGAGTCGTCGGCTTATAGGTGGCTTGCAAATTCCCGCACTTGATGCCGGTGTGCGAGCCGATGCGCAGAATGATCTGCTCCTGCAATTCCTTCTGAGCGGACTTCATGTCATTCAGCATCCCGGTGGCGCTCTCGTATCTTGCGAGCAGGTCGTACAGGTCGTCATCGTCGCTTTCGTCCACGATGTCCGGCGTTGGCTCGGGGAAAGCCTTCTGCACGTCACATCCGGTCAACTGCGGTGGAGTGCCGGAAGTGACGAAATGCCAGAAGTCGGCTGCGGCCTTGTCGATCGCGGCCATATCCTCCACGTCCGCCTGGAATGGGATCTCTACCGGCTCGTCGTCTCCGATGGCGGCGTACACGTATCCCCATGTCCATCCAGTGACGAGCGCGTAGAATTCGACCTGAGCGAGGTAGTAGGGCGGGATTCGGAGGTTTCCGTCCTCGTCACGCCAGTCCCCCGCTCGACGGTTACCCGCCGTCTTGATCTCAAGGATTCCGAAGCTGCCGTCCTCCCTTTGCAGGATGCCGTCAAGAGAAGCCCTCAGATAGGGCTTTTCGCGGCTGATGAATTGCTTGTCGGTGCCGTCTGTGACGATCATTTCCGGATGCTGCGCGCGGAAACGCTTACGGAGCTCGTTTTCCAGGGCATTGCCCTTGACGATCGCCCATTTGTCCGAAATGTCCTCCGGCTCCACGCGACCCGTCTTCTCCAGCCACAATTCGTAAGGCGTTTTGAAAGCGTTCAGGCCGAGAATCGTGCTCATGTCACTGCCGCCCACACCGGCCTTACGGCTCTTCAGCCAGGCGAGATGACGTTCCGTCTTCTTGCCCTGCTTGAAACGCTCGATCTGATAGCGTTCCGTGTCCTTGAGGGGAATACGCTTCATTTCAGGCTCCCTGCTGATTGCTTGGCTTGTTTATGTCTGCTTTGATGATGTCGGCGTCGAAATAATCGACCAGGAGATTGGCAATATTCAACGCGGACGTCCTGAGCTTGGTGATCTCCGCCTCGGACTCTGGCTTGATGGTGAAAACGCCACTCTCGCTATCGAATTTGAGTCTCATTTTGCGTCCTTCGAGTAATTGGCCTTGATGTCCATCAATTCGCCGGTGAGCAGTTTCGTGGCGAATCCGTAGACCACTTTGTCGTTGGCTTGGAATGCTGTGCGTTGCAAGGCGCTCACCGCGTCGAAGATGTCGACCAAGGCGTTTGCGATGATGATGCGCGGATCGGCTGTGGCTTGTGGCCCGACGCTGATGGTTCCGACGGGGGTGAGTTTCGTTGCGGTGATTTTGTCCACTGTGAGTTTCGATGTGGTGGTCATGGTTTCTTTCTTCTTTCCGGTCGTGGCGTTTTTCCGTGTTTTGCGGGGTGAATGCTGGTCGAAGGCCGGCAGCAGTCCTTCCTTGCGGAGTTGGCCGATGATGTTGCCTGCCGTTTTCTGGCTTATGCCGAGCGCTTCGGCGGTTTCCTTGCCGTCGAACGGTTGGCCTTGGTCGATGCGGTTTTCTGCAATGCGCGAGGATGAGATCGCGTTTCGACGGTTCCGCCGGTTTCTCCGGTAGGCCCTGCGTGAGGAGTCCGGCCTTGCGCAACGCCCGCATTTCGCCGATCTGGAGTCCGGCTTCTCCCGACTCGTCGTAGATTTTCTTCAGTTCGGCGAGCTCGTCGCCCGTGTATTCGTGTTTCAACGTGTTCCTTTCCTTAAGTTTTCGATGAGCGCGTGGTTGTCGCTGATGAACTTGTCCACGTCGATTCCTTGCTGCGTGAGGGTCGGCTTGCCGGTGTCGAAGCGTACTTTCCCATCGCTTTTGACATCTGGGCGGCTTTGGACCCGCGCCGCTGGGACGAACATGCCGTTTTTCATCTCGCCACCGTCCTCGTGTACTGGTGTGCTGTGGCCCAACGCTCGGCCACGTCACGCTCGTAAAGCACCGGGCGCCTGTCCTGCTTGCCAGCTGGTGGTTCAGGGCCGAGCTTCAGATACTTCGGCCCCCTGCCATTGCTCCGCCAATTGGCGAGAGTGCGGGGACTCAAGCCGATCATCGCCGCGAACTCCTCCGGCCGAAGCAGGTCAGTCATTCGGCTTCTTCTCCTGGCAGTAGCGGGCGATGAAATAGCGCTGTCCCTTGCCGGTGACCTTTGGTGTGCGGCTGATGGTCACGTGGCCGTCCGAATGCGTCACCGCCGTCTCCTTGATGCGGAACAAGCCCAAGTCCATCGCCTTCTGCGTCGGCACGTTGCGGTTCGAGCCGGACTTGCCGAAGAACCCATCATCGCGAAGAAGCTGAAAAAGCCGATTCTGGCCGATGTTCAAGCCATTCTGGCGCAGCATCTTCGCCAATTCGCCGACAAGGCACGTGCCGTCGGACGCAGCCACCGCGTCAGCGAACAGGGCTTTAGGCTCCAACACCTTGATTTGCGCGTCTTTTTCCGCGATCTGCCGATTCTTATGCTCGATGGTCTTCTGTGCGACGAGCACCGCACGGGCCATGATGTCCTCGTCCGAATCAGCATCGGAAACACGGATTGCACCACCCTCGTTGAAATACTTGTCAAGGGCTTCTGCGGCTTCCTGCTGGTAGACGGTCACGTTACGGCGGGCATGTTCATCCTTGAGACGGCTCGTGTCGATGGTCGCAAGCCACATCGTCAGCGTCTTCCGGCTGACAGCCATCATGTCGTACCGTTTACCGTCAGCACCAGTTGTGCGTATCATACGCACAACTGCCCAAGGCGTTCTGTTAAGCCGTTCCCTCTGGCCGTTGAATGCAATCCCGATGTTTTCGCAGATCGGCTTCAACGCCGCATAGATCTCCCCGTCATCCAACTTCTGCGCGACCATCACGCTCCCGTTGAACGGGACTTCGACGATATCGTTGCTCATTTGGTTGCCTCCGCGTAGAGAATGTCGATCATGTCGGTGGTGTTGTATTTGGCTTGGAGTTCCTTGGAGCCTCTGCGCATGGCTTTCACCAAATCTTCTGAAAGAATCGCGTTTCCAGTATCTCCGTTCTTCGCATCCTTTGGGATGATGGCGGTGAACATGTCCTCTGGCAGTTTTGTGAGGAGGCTTAGCGTTTTAGTGGACATGCCTAACTCTCCTCGCAGATTGTGCAGGTAGCCGTTGTCGGTGAGGTATTCAAGCTTCTGTTGTCTGGTTTCATTCATTTGGAGCCTCCTTAGTATTCGGCTGCTTCGATGCGGGTGATGAAGAAGTGGATGCCTGGAGCGCATTCGTTCCACCGGTTGGTGTCGAAGTTTTCGACGTGCACGGTTTCGCCTTTTTTGTACGTGAAGTCTGTGTCGTATCCGCTGTATGCCGTGGTGTCCGGTGGGAGGCTGTTGCCTTGCTTGTCTTGCAGGTCAAGCACCCGCGCTGTGCTGGCGCGGCATTTGCGCCCAGTGCCGTTGGAGCGTTGCGCGTCGGCCGGAATGAGGAGCTTTACGATGACTGGTCTCGGTGGCATTGTGTCGTCTACGTATGCTTTTTTCCAGCCGATGATGTCGCCTTCGTCTGGGAGGATGCTGGTTTTGGCGATGCTGAGTTTTACATGGTTGGCACCGCTCAGGTTGGCCTGGCTCAGGTCTGCACCACTCAAGTTGACGCCACGCAGGTCGGCACCGTTTAGGTCTGCGCGGTTTAGGTTGGCACCGCTCAGGTCGGCGTAGCTCAGGTCTGCACTCCGCAGGTTTGCACTCCACAGGTTTGCACCGCGCAGGTCGGCACTACGCAGGTCGATATGACTCAGGCTGGCATCGCACAGGTCGGCACCGCGCAGGTCGGCACCGCACAGGCAGTCATATCCATGTTCTTTGAGGATGGCTTCGATGTTTTCGCCTTTGAGAGTGCCGTGTGGTGTGGTGATTTTCATTGTGGCTCCTTGACGTGTTGACGTTGCGTGCCCCACCCTGACGAGTGGATGGGGCTGAGTGGCTGGCGTCGGAGTCGAACCGATGCCGTCCTTGGATTCCGAACGCCCCTTTGACTGTTGGAGCATGACCTGAACATGCTGGCGGCCGGTGGCGCGGCCGACGGCGATGGAAGCCGTCAGGCATACTTGAAAGGGTTGCAAACACCGGAGTGCCCGCGTTTTTTGATAGAGAGAGAAGAGATTGGAATCCGTGGACGAGCGAACCGTCGCCCAGCCAATGCGCCGACAGTGTATGTGCAGCGATAATGGTCGGCGCGTGGATAATAATCGATATTCAGTTATGTGTCCCCACTGGCCGACGAATGAGTGAACGTGGGTGTCCCGCGGAACAATCCGATTGGGTTGTTTGTTTGGACTGCCGGCCAGTGGGAAGTCTTTTAGTCGCGTGGCGCGAATCTGACGATCAGCCACAATGCGGTGGCGATGTACACGCCTTCCACCATGAGCGCGGCGGTGGTGCTGCCGCCATTCCAGGTGAGCATGAGTGTTGATGTGACGATGAGGGCGACCACCGCGAGGGCGAATTTGATGCGGCGGCGCGTGTAGTTCGGCTTCCGCCGCTTCTTCATTGCTTGCATGTCTTCAAGCCAGTAATCATGGTCAGTCATCGTCGCTCCCAGTGTTCACTCGCTTGAGTGGGAAGGCTTCAGGCGGGAGCGTTTCGCAGACAGTCGGCCACTTCACATACGGTCTATTGCCATTCCAGATGGGATTAGCCGAGTCATCCCATGTGCGCGCCGACCAGTCATCATCGATGTCCTTAAGCAGGAGCAGACCATCATTCGCGGTGACATAGAAGCCCAGCTCCTTCGGTTCTTCAGGCAGTGGCTTCTGTTCGGCTGACTTGTCGAGTTCCGTGAGTTGGTTGAGCAGGTGGTTGGTTTTCTCTTCGTCGTAGTCCTTGCATGCCGTGATGAGGTCTTCGATGATTTTTTCTCGCTGTTGGAAGATGTTCATTTCTTGTCCTTCTTCTGGTTGAGTTCCTTGAGTGTTCGTCCGATTTCGCGGCGGAGGTTCATGAGGTCGGTTTTGTTGAGCATGTGTTCCTGGTATCCGTCTGCCATGTCGAATCTGAGTCCGATGAGGCAGCTGTGGTCGCTGCTGTGCGTGCCGTCCTCGATGATTCGCAGTTCGAATGATTGGCTCATCGCATGTTCCCTAGGGCGTCGTTGAGGCTGTAGGCGAAGTTGTCGAGGGTGCTTTCGGGGATGTCCGCAAGGACTTCCTCGCCGTCCGCGTGGAGTTCGATGAGTTGGCCGCTCTTGTCTTCCTGGATGCGGATGGCGTAGCCTGTGGTGCCGATGAGTTCGATTCTTGGTTTCATGGTTTTCCTCGATTCCGGTGGTGCCGGCGGGTTAAGCAACTGGCTCATGTTCGGTTTCCTTAGGCTTTGAATTGTTTGATGCTGTCAATCGGCTGGATGAGGAGCATGAGCAGCTGTATGGAATCCATGCCGAAGACCGGTGCGACTTCTTCGATTTCCTTGATGGTCATCGAGATGCTTCCGTTGAGCCGTTGGTCGACGGTCTTGAGGGTGCATCCCCAAGCGTTTGCAAGGTCGGCGCGCGTCTTACTGCGTCTGGCGAGTTCGGCTTTGAGGTTTCTGCTGGCTGTTTCCGTCAGACCGGCCATTCATCCTCCTCGATTCCCTGTTTGGTGAGGCAGGCGCGCCAGTCGTGCCAGCCGGGGCCGCGCATGTGGCCGCATGGGTAGTGGTCGGGGGTCTTGGTCTTCTTGGTGCTCAACATCTCGGTTTTCCTTTCGACACCTCTCAGTGTATTTAATTGACTACATTTGTGTATTCAATTACTTACATCTTCACAATTCGCACACAAAAAGGTATTTAATTGGCTATACTGGAGTTATGGGAAGTAAAGCAAACGAGATGACGCCACTAGCCACGCAGATCATGCGCGAGTGCGTCAGACTGCAAAAGAAAAGCGGCATGACGGTCGCAGAATTCGCCAAAGCTTGCGGTTTCAGCCGCGACTACTGGTACAAACACGCGAACCTCAGCCGCCCACTGACCTTGGGCGACCTTGAGCGCATCAGCGAAGTCACCGGCGTATCGCCAGGTGATATAGTGATCGACTCGCAACGCCACGCAATCGAGGAAACCGAGGCGAAGGCGCGGGCCGGCTTGACGTTGGCTGCGTATGATGCGCCGGGCAAGCAGGAGGCCATCAATGGAGAGGCTGGGCCGGATTACGACGAGCCTGCCTGACCTGCCGATCGACCGGCGCATGACCTACGGTGCCATGCGCCGCGCCATCATCGGCCTGCCCGTCACCGTGTCCAGCGCCATCCTGCCGGACGAACTATGGGGCTGCTACGACGCCACCACAGACGTAATCCTCATCGATAGACGGCTCACATATGCCGCCAAGCGCTGCACTTTGGTGCATGAGCTGATGCATTGGCGTCATGGAGACGCGGCGTGTGACCGGCTGGGCCGCGGCCGTGAGGAGCGCAGGGCGCGCCGCGAATCGGCGCTCTTCCTCGTCGAACCGATGAGATACGGACTGCTCGAACAGATGTACGATGGCAATTCGTGGAATATCGCCCAGGAATTGGAGGTTACCCAGCAGGTGCTGGGTGACTTCCGCCAAGTCATGGCCGAGCGTGTCAGCATCATCTGAGCGAGATAGAATCAAGGCAAAAAAAGAGAAGGGAGTAATCATGGCGAAACGACCACAGCCCGCGCCGGGCGCGATCTACGAGTGCGATAGGCTCGCCCACCCACTGTTCTTAGCTATCCGGCTTTATGCGAATCGCTTGGAAGTGGATATGGGCACCACGTATCTGCACCGGTACAAGAAGACCGAAGCCTACAAGGTGAGCGACCTGCAAGGGGTGACGATCAA